AAATAATTTTATTTATAGGAAATTTACGAACTTCGGTAAAAAATTTATTCATTTCATTTGTTTTTTCAATAGGTTTTTTATATCTTTCTTTTGGGAAATGCTCGTGTCTTGTTCTTTTTCTTGTTTTGTTATTATCTCTTATTACTTGCCCTAAATGTTGTGATGTAATATCAAATGTAGGGTATTTATTTTTCATATCAACTACTAATTCATTCATAGTAAGTTGTTCGTTTTGTTTCAATAATTCTAACGCGGTATTTACTTGTGGTTTAGTAATTTTATAAGACATTGATTTTCGGTTTCTTCTTTTAATATTTTTAGAAGTTTTGTATCTTTTTATCCATCGTTGTAATGTAGATTTTTTACAATCAAAAATTTTACAAGTTTTTCTAATATTGTCTTTATTTTTCAAATAATATTTAACAGCAGAAATTTTATAATCTTCGCTCTTATGCGTCATACTTATAATAAAAAAAGAATAAATTTTAACTAGTTTATTTGTCCCATTTTAAATCTTCAAGGGTTTAAATATAAACTAACAAATAAAATTGAAATACTTTTTATACATTATGAAAAAGTAGTTAAATTATTCTCTTATCAAAATTTAATTTTGCAAATTGAAATCGAAATCGAAATCTATTTTACAATATGTCGACCATCAGAAACATTTCTCTTTACATTAAGCGTGCAGAAAGTTATCATACGAAAGAATATATCTCGAATTTCTTTGAAAGAAATAACTATGGAAAGGTTCACGATGTGAGATTTATTAAAAAGGTAAGTGATATTGGAATAGAATACAATGGAGCCATTGTAACCTTCGAGCGTTGGTTTGTAAACGCAACGGTAAAAAAATTATTTGATATATTAAACTCATCAGCTGACGGTATAATCAAGTTAATACATGATCCTCAGAGTTACAGATATTGGTTTGTGCATGAATACAAGGCAGAATTCCAAGTGTCTACCAAAGTGGATGAAACTTTACCAGATAAAGAACGCATTCAGGAACTAGAAAAATTAGTGAACTCCATGGCAGCACAAATGCACTTTATGCAAGCACAGCAAGAAAAAAACGAGAGATTGCTAATGGAATATGAGCAAAAAGAAACACAATCATGGCTCTATAATATGGAGTTGAAATCACAATTGCTTGAAAAAGAAAAAGAGAAGGAGGCAGTAGATGATAATCTAAGAAGTGAGGTGATCAATTTAACAGAAAGGTTGATACAAAAGGAAACAGAATGTGAGCAATTAAAGGAGGAGCTGTACGAAGAGAAGAGTATACTAGCATACGTAGAAACGCAAGCATTAGAAATGCGTGAAATGATTAAAAAAAGTGAGACACCATATTATGCATATTGTGAGGAAACATTTGATTATAAGGGTAAAATGACAATCGAAGAGTTGATTGATTAACAATAAATATAAAAATATTAGAGAGCAACTAACAAACAAAATAAATAAAAATAAAAGAGTATTATATATTATATGTTTGGTCTATGCAAGTACAAAAATGCACTTGGTGTTCCTGATCAAGGTATTCATTCATATAGATTATTTGGTGTAGCTATTGCAGACGTAATAATGACAATAATAGGTGCATATATTATATCGTGGATATTTAACTGGAAATTTATTTATACACTTGTTAGTTTATTTTTATTAGGAATAGTATTGCATCGATTATTTTGTGTTAGAACAACAATAGATAAACTATTATTTCCAAATGCAAAATAGATGAAAATAATATAAAATGTTTAGATTAAATTAACTTAGAAGGATGTAATAAATTGTATATTGTCTTTATTTTTGAAATGATTATTGTTATCGCCTTTAAAATAACCCAGGCGATTTTCTTGTTGAATATGCAAATTATTCCAGATTTTGTTAACATGGTCAGGTTTTAATAAAATGCTTCGTTGTTTAACAAAATTGTAGTTATCAGATTTTTTGTATTGTTTTATTTGTTTATAAAATGGATACAAACTAACAAGACCAAATTTATTCTTAATAAAATCTAATGTAAAATCGTATTGGTATAATAGTGCTTCATAATTAATTAATATATAATTTTTGACTTTTTTTTTCATAACGTTGAGTAGATAAAAGTTTTTCATTTTTCTTAGTTCAAAAACATCAGTATATTTTTTTAGAGTTCTCCAGTTTAAATCTTTAGCGATGATATTGTTACTACCTTCTTCAATGGAATAAAATTCATTGGATAAGAATGCATCAATTGGTTGGTTATGTTTTGGAACATGATGTAATTCAGTGGAAAAGCTATTAATCCAATAAATAGGGTTACGAATAATTCCGATAAATAAGGTATCATCATAAGAGTTATCATATGAATTAAAGCAAAAAAAATGTTTAGAACCAAAATCGGTACGCAAATCAAGACCAAAATTGGTTTTTATAGAATTATCTAGGAAATTAGTTCCGCTGCAGCGTTCACCATAAATAACATATTTGTTTATTTTTGTCATATTTACAAAGTCTATAATAAAAAATAAACAAATAACCGTATTAAATATTAAATTCTGGAATACTAAATACTTCGCCGTGTTTGATGTACTTGGCAATAACCTTAGGGTTTACTTTTCCCTGCACAATGTCTTCGGCTTGATATACATTAAAATTTTTATCAATGTAATAAATAATACCTTGAATATCCTGTGCCCAGACTTCAATTTTGTGACCTTGAGGTTTGGTTTCTTCGTTGAGTTCACATGTACCGTGTGGAGTGCCTTTTAAATGTGTGCCACAGTACTCGAATGATGCATCTTTTTTTCTGCGAGTGCACTGTTCTCCATTAGCTCGTTTAGCACAGCAACGGTCAGAAAGATGTACAACATTCTTAACACGTTTTCTTTTCATAAAGTCATCCTTTGTGAGGGCTAACCTTTCATAGTCATAAACATATTGAATTATTTGACTTAGATTATTATCATTGGTTAGCCCCAAATCGGTGGCTTTATTTTTTATATTATCTTTAAACTCGCTAATCCAGGTCTCTATTTTTTTGTTGATACGCTTGTCCATAGTTGTTCTTTATGTAGTTTTATATATAATATTATCTTTAGTTCAATTTTTTATATATTATAAAAAGGTACTTAAAGACCTTTAAGTATGTTTCCGACAATATATTATTTTGGTTCGTCACTAGTTGGAGTAATTTCTGAAATTTCCGAAATTTTATCTTCATCAACAACTATGTCCGCTTTATCTGCATTTTTGCTGGATACCTGACTTGACAAACTTTCTGAAAAAGACAGTATTTTTTTTATTTTTTCGCTGCTATGTGTACTAATATTTAACAAGTCGTCGCACTGCTTTGTTAGTTCGTTAAACATATTATCTACTGCTGTTAATTTTATTTTACTACGACTAGTTCCGTTACTTTTTTCTGCATTGCTTATATTTGATTTATTATCGTTATCGTTATCGTAATTATGCTCATAATTTTTCTCATTTTTATTTGGTTTTATTTCTTGCATAAGAATGGATGCATTATCTTGTTTTGATCCTCCAAAAAAGCGCATTCCACTACTAGTAATATCAAACATATTTTTGATAAAGCCTTTACCATTTGACTGTTTTTCCCTAATTAAATTTTCAGTTGAAACGCCGATGGTACCTGATAGATCATCGTGTGGATAAACTTCTGTTATTTCTACGTTTATATTTTCTTCCAATGTGTCTAGTTTACTATTACTATTACTATTACTATTACTAATATCCAAACTATTTATTGGTTTTGTTATTTCCTGCAATATGAGTATTTCATCTTGACCATCCTTTACAGAATTTGAAGGGGTTTCGTCAAAGTTTATATCATTGCTTATTTGGTTGTACATTAAATTCATCTTCATTGAAAAGCGTTGAAAATATTTAGTATGCAATGAATGAAAGAAATCAATATAAGAAATAAAAAGAGCCACTTTTTCTTTCCAAATTACTATATTAAAATTAAATGTCGTCACAAAATTATTTATATTTAATCCTGTATCTTGTTTTTTCTTGTGTATTTGTAATTCTGTTTCTTTATTAATAATAAAATCATTTATTCCATATAGCAATATTATTATATTTTCGTGTAACTCTTGCACAATATCAAAACTATATTGTTTATATGGTTCCAAATCTTTGTATATTGGAAAATAATTTGGTTCTTTTATTAACTCTATTATTTTTCGATCATTTATATTTTCTTTGATATAATCTACTATAATTTTGTATAATTTATAATATTCACAATACATTCTATTGTTTATGGAATAAAATAACCTTCTCATATCTTCATATTCTATATCTATTAATTTACTTTGAAATTGAAATGAATCTAACCCAAAAACAAATAAATTATGTTTATTGTTCAGTATAAATTCCGCGTATGTTTGTTTGAGTTTATTTAAATTATTTTCAAGTATTTTAAATATATTAGTAACCTTATTTCGAATATCTTTTATTACTAAGAAATTTGTTTTTAGTTGTTCCAAATTCAAATTCATTTTATATATTATCATAAAAAATTTTTTAAAAAATAATATATTCATTATATTTATTATGGATATGTCGCAAGATGCTAATACCAATGTTTCATCTTCTGCTGTTGTTATAACGTCAGAAGGTACTAATACCGAATGGACAGTGGAACATGAACAAATTTTAGTTGAATGGGCTGATAAAGCTATGTGTTATAGATGGCTTCATTCACGATCTAATGCAATGTTCAACTCGCTCAATGCATGGTATACTATCCCCGTAATTATTATTTCAACTTTAACAGGAACAGCTAATTTTGCTCAATCTAGGGTACCAGAAGATTACCAAAATGCGTTTCTTATGATTGTTGGTGGTTTTAATATTTTGGCTGGAATTATATCAACTATTCAGCAATTTTTAAAAATTACGCAACTGAATGAAGCTCACCGAGTTTCTAGTATTGCATGGGATAAGTTTTATAGAAACATTAAAATAGAATTGGCTAAGCATCCTGATGAAAGAATGAATGTATTACAGATGATCAAAATATGTAAAGAAGAATTTGATAGATTAATGGAAACTAGTCCTGTGATACCTGAAAATATCATACAGCATTTCAAAATGGAGTTTAAGAATATAGATAACGACGATACTATTCCTAAAATTATAAAACCAGAAATTTGCGACTCTCTTACTTCAACTGAATTATCTAGAAATCCATGGTCTTCCGAAGAAAACAAGTACAAGCAAATAAATAGAAAAATTGTTAAAGAAAAACAAAATATTGACACTGTTTTAAATTTTAAACGTACGTTTTACAATATTAATAATAGAGAAGCATTGGATAGCGAGATTACTGATAATTTAAAAGATAAAATAGACTTGCCAATTTTGGTTAAAATTATTGAGCAGTTAAATAGATCATCCAATGTTTAGCTCCTCGTTTTGATACGAGGATAATCAGTTGGTAAAACAAGTGTAGATATTAATAAAAACAAATAAAAGGCCAAATAAGAACCGTAAACATTTACTCCAACACCATAAAAATTTAATATTTTTGTTAACCCATAAACTATTAAAATTGTTATACCTATTGTTGTTATTTTCGACATTATATAATTATTTTAGAAATTAATAATTATATATCAATTTATTTACATAGTTATATTATTCTATCATATACTGCAAACTATTATCTCTTACATATTGATCACCCAACAATCGCTTATTTAGATCATGATATGATAAAGGATAAAAACTATTATACTCTTTTACTAATATATCTGGACTACATATATTTTCACTATTAAATCCTACAATTATAGTTGGTTCTGGATAATATTTTTCTATTGTTTCATCTGTCAATGATATTTCAGAATTATCCTCTATATATAGCTTACCTTCAATAAACAATGCATATCTATTTATTCCGCCTGAAATATACCTACCATATTCATTTTCTACAATTTGTCTATTTGACATATTATATCTTATACTCGGTGTAGAGCTCCAGCCCCCCTCTTTTACAACATCTTTGAATGATCGATAAAAATAATAATATTTCCCATTTGTACTGTTTATTTTTCTTGCCGGTTTGCAAAAAATAGAATTAAATTCTACCTCCTTTTTCTCTCCTCCAGTGTATACAACGTCTGGTAATATAAATGGCTTATTTGTTTGAGTATCTCTTAGTATACTTATTTCTGGTATGCTGGAAAACAACTCTACTGTTTCTTCGTCTACATCAATATTGCATATTTTCTTTTGATTTATTATCTCGCTAGGTAAAGCAAACCATGTTAGTGTATTTCGGAATAATTTTAATCCGCTTATATCAATCCCTGTTATATTAATTAATGCATAGGGACAATCAAATGTATCATATATAATACCCTTATACATATCTTCATTTAATGCTGTGGTATCACAATAAATTCCATCTAATAATGTCTTTGTTCTTTCTATAACTAACGTCTCAATAGATTTGCTTGTACCGGAAAACAAAATAAATGGTAACGTAAACTGCTCTTTAACAATATTATTACAAAACGGTATTTTTTCCATCATAAATTGAATAAATGGATATTTTATTTCATTATTAATATGATAACATAATACTTTTAAAATATTCATCGAATTTTCGTTAAATAACTCTGATATTGAAATGTGTTTATTTGGTTCATTCTCTAGTAAATATGTATAATCCATATATTAATACATATTTACTATTTAAATTATTATAAACTATTTATTATTTATTTATTTTGCGTTTTAATTCATCTTTTATGACTTCTGTTCTATTATCCAAAACTCTTTGGGTTATATCCTTTGCTATTTCCGGTTGATCTTTATAATATTCCTCTAATTGTGCTAATAAAAATTTGCCAGAAATCTGTTGTTTCGTCTTTTTTTGTTTGTACATAAGTGCACCACCGTTTATATCAAAGCAATCAATGGAGTTATCTTTCATTACACCTACTAATGTTTCTGTTATCACTTTTTTTAGTTTTGTCTTTTCTTTAACTTCGAGCTTTAATTTTGTTAGTTCATTATCTATTTTTATCCAGTCTTTTATGTTGTTTATTAACTCGTCTTTTGTACTTACCTTTTTTTTAACTTCTAATGGTTCTTTATGGTTTTCTAGTTGAGTATCCATATTTTATATTAAAATATTATTTTAAGTTACTTCTCTAATTTATTTCATTCTTTTGTAAGTGTCTTAAACACAATCCATTTTCTTTTATTTTCTGGCATCCACATGGTTTTCCCTTATTTGGCCCTGATTTAATAATTGCACTGCATCCTATATATGTAGACTGTATATTTTCTGTATTATTATCATCTGTATCGGCCTTATAAGTACTAATTGGTTCTCCTGATTGTACCACATTTTCTATTTGTTTCTTTATAACCATTCGTTTTAATGTAGGCAGTCCCTTTGCCACTCTTTCTGCATTCTTTTCATCAAACAATTTCTTTTTCTCCTCAATGGCCTTCTTTTTCTCCTCAATGGCCTTCTTTTTCTCCTCAATGGCCTTCTTTTTCTCCTCAATCGCCTTCTTTTTCTCCTCAATCATCTTCTTTTTCTCTTGTAAATTCTTTTCTTTAAATGCTATTTTATAATGTAATTTACAATAATGCTTATCTGTATTTGCTAAGGGAGCAACATATTTCGCATAACATTTGTTTCCAGTAGAAGCACCATTAATACAGATACCAGCACATGTGCCATATTTAAAAGTGGTACCATACATATTAAATGAATAACTTTCACTTCCATATCCAGTATATGCGGAAGATGGAATTCCCATAGATGTTATATATTTTGTACTATTAGGTAAATTTGCGTCCAAACTATTAATCCCATATATTTTTTCTAGTCCAAGTTCCTCATTATCAGGTAAAATAGTAAACTGAATATTACGACAATAAGGACATTTTATAAAATAATTTAATTTTGATTGTTTTATTTTTATTTGATCATTACGAGATAACGATAAACTATCATACGTTTTAAAAATAAACCGTTGTCGAAATATTTCTGTATAAAGTGGTTC